GCCAGGGTACTGCACAAAGTACTCCGAGGTCGTCTCTGTAGTGTCAATCTTGCCGGTGTTGTCACCCGCGACAGAGCTTTCTGGATACTGATAAGAAAGGTTGACTTTGTCAGGAATCGCTCCGCTGCCCTGTAAGGGGCTGACAGAATTTGTGGTCGTACCAAGAATAGACACCCAGACGCCCTCGGTCATCTCCCCGTATCGATTCCCCTCAAAGAAATCGCCTTCGACTAGGTTCCCTTGATTGTCCTGGTACAGATACTTGCCAGCCGCGGCAAAGGATGCTGAGATGCTAGAGAAATCATTCTGAGCAGGGTCAAGGGGGAGAGGGATCCGTCCGATTAATTCGTCAGTATTATCAGTCAAGGAAGCCAAAGCAAGTCGACACCCTATCTCGATCTCTAGCTCAACGCTTTCCGGGTCGTAAGAAGTTCCGACAACATAAAGAAGTCCTCGAGGATGTCTAACGACACGGCCGTCCACCAAGGAGACCTCGATCACGACTTGCGTGCCTCTGGGATACTCAGACCTCTTGTAGTCAACCAGTGGCTGAACCGCTCCCGTACGAGCTAGTCGCAGAGTGCCAATCGTCGTCATCAGCCCTGCATTAAAAAGGCTGCTATCATTAACGGCCCACTCGACGACACTGGACGTAACATCCTCGCCTCCGATAGAGATTGAAGATAACTGACTGGAATTAACGTAGTAAGACATGACTATACTTCAATTAAGCCTAGAGTTACAGAGATAAAAGACTCGGAATAATACGCAAAACTCGGAGGAGTTGAGATCACGGCGGATCCATTGACATCTGGACCGAAGTTCTGATCCAATACCCCGACGGCAGCCGCGAGACCTGCGGACCTGTCTAAATCCCAGGCCCTGTAGAGTTCGTCAACGATGAGAGCCTTTTCTTTCGTTAAATAAGCACTCACTGCCCAAACATACTTAGCTCTTGTAGGAGGCCCTGAGAGTATCTGAGTGCCTGTCAGCGAGCGACTAAATGCCGCAGTTGACTGATAAGTTCGCGCAATCTCTCTCCCGTCGAACTCCTTGAACGTTATATTGTAAGCCACCCCTGCTTGAGAGCTATATGCGATCGTCAGTGCCATCAACGGAAAGCTGCTGAGTTAGTTTGCCGAGAGGGCGATCTGCAAGTATTCCGGGCTTCTTTCGACCCTAGATCCATTCATCACAAATCGACGAAACTGGAAGGACTGCTGACACAGTAAGGTGAACACTTCCTTGTAAGGCTCCTCTAATACCTCCAGGAGCTGCTCTGAGGCGCCATCAGCCTCGGCCTGCTTGAGAGAGTAGGAGAGGCATGTCAAAGCTCTTCGGAGCTGTCTCTCGTCCATCTCGTCATAGTGGATGTCGATCATTCGTCCTCCCGCCAACTCCCTGCCCAGTAAAAAATAATGGTCCACTGCAACAGAATTATCGCCAAAAAAGAACATAGCCAGAACTTAGTTAAACAAGTTTGCCGATCAACGGTATTTGCGCCTTTTCATCTTAGCCATTTCAACCATCATGTCGCTGGCCGCCTGCACGGGAGTGCTGGATTGTACGGTTACGCTCTGGTTGAATACATTTCCGCTAGAGGACGCCTGAATAGCAGCCATCACCCCACTCATCCCGACTGCTTTGCCTGCATTCATACCTGCCGCGGCGTTAAGATTGACTCCGCCACTAGGGACGTTTAACTGTTTCGTCAAGTGAGCAGGAATCACTGTGCCGGAAGACGGTGCCTTCCAGGTTCCGAAAGCTTTGGCGTTAATCATGCTCAACCTGCCGCTGGCCGAAAGGAAAGCCTCTTTTCCTAGTTCGTTGACCGTGTAAGGAGTGCCAGCCGAAACAGGCCCACCAGAAGCCCTCGCGGATTGCATTCCTGATCCAGGAGCGGACCCCCCAGTATTAACAGGAGCCTTTGCCGCTTCTTGATTAGCTCTCTTGGCGGCGCTGTACGCCTGGTCCATGGCGATCTTGAAGTCCTGAGCTAAACCGATCTGCGTATTCAGGGATTCCACAGCGGCGTCCCTGTTCTCGTAGATAGCCCTGAGTTCGTCATCTTTGAATTGCTGGATTCTGCGAGCCTGCTCGTCGTACTTGTTATTGATCAAGGCCACCGCTTCCGCCTCGACCTTGTAGGCGCCCTCCAATGTGGCGATACGATCTTCGTATTTCTGCTTGATTTCTTCTAACTTATCAGCGTGTTGGTCTTCTGCCTCTTTCATCTTGTCCGTAATTGTCTTCTCTTCCTCTTTCTTTTGTTTGATTAATTCGCGGCGCTTAAGCTGAGTATCTATCTGGTGCAATTGCTCTTGAAGCTCTAATCTTTCTTTTCTCGAAAGATTTGTACTTTCTAGCTTTTTCTTGATTTCCTGCACTCGGATGGCACGCAATTCTTTGGCATACTTCGACTCTTCATCGAGAAGGCCCAGCTCTATGTCATACTTGTCGCGAACCGCTTGCAGTTCAGCCTTGAGCCCGTCCATCCTTTGGCTATGAGCATCTTTAGCTGCTCGCAAACTATCCGCCTGCCCCTGCTTTTCTGCTTCGATCTCCTCTTTGATCCGCTCCATCTTGTCTTTATGGAACTGGCTTTCAGTCTCGGCTTCTAATTTCAAGAATTTCAGAGCCCGATCCATCTCTGTCTTGGCCAGGTTGTACCCCTTCTGAGCTTCTATGAATTCTTCTTTGTGCTTCTCAATCTTTTTGGATATTGCTCCGACAACGTTCTCGTACTCAAAAGCAAGGAGTTTTTCCGCATCGGCATTCGCAAGTGACTGTGTCTCCTGCTCCTCCATTCTTTCTGTAAGGCTCCTCGTCTCCACTTCGGCTTCTTTTTGGCTCATAGCGAACGCAATACCAGCAGCTGCTGCGACACCTGCAGCTATGCTCAAGTTAACAAAGTTGCCCGTAAGGGCTGCGAAGACCGCCTGAGCGCCGTTGATAAGCTGTTGCACGCCGAATATCAGCAGAAGTTTTGCCTTCATGCCAGTCAAGAGGATGCCAATAGCACTAAGGTTTTGAATAAAGGCAATCCCGAAGGCAGCCGTCATGTAGGTTGCAAGAGCAGCGGCAACGGGTGTCAAGGCTAAAGCGTTATCTTTGACAAACTTAAAGGCCTCGCCAATTTTGGTAATAAGCCATGCCACTGCTGCCATGCTTTTCTCGATAGGACCACCAAGAGACGCATCCATTGCCTGGATAGCCCCGATAAAATATCCTGCAGTTGTTGTCACTGCGGATGCAATTTCTTCCAGGCGAGACTGAAACGTCGAACTCATCCTTGCGGCAATTTTTTCATAGTCACTGCCTTTCTTTGTCATCAGATCCAGGGCTGCAGCCACTTCCGTGAAGCCAACCTCACCTTCTTCCGCCATTTGCCTCACTTCCTGAGTAGTCCTGCCCATAACTTCTCCCAGCATCTGGTAGATAGGAATACCCTGGTTGGCGAACTGCATAAGGTCACGAGTATAGGCACGTTGATTCGCTTGGATCTGACCCAGGTTTCTAGCCATCTGTTTCAAGTCTCCGCCCGTAGATGCAGCAACAATGGCAAGTTGCTCAACACGAACAGCAGCGTCCCCCGCACTAATGCCGAAGCCCATCATCGTCCTGGAAGCTTCTGCAACTTGCTTCACGTCAAAGGGTGTAGCTTTCGCGATCTCCACAAAGTTAGCAAAAGCTTTTTCTGCTTGCTTAGTGCCACCAGTAAAGCCTTCGAGCTGGATCATCAAGACCTCCATCTCGACGCCTTGCTTGATGAAGTCCATAACACCACGACCCAGTGACCTGATTGCGTCCAAGGCTAATCCGGCCGCGATGTTAGCCCCTGTGATGGACCTTTCCATCCCTTCGTTTATTTCTAAGTCTTTTGCGATAAGCTTAGCCTCTTTAAGCTTCGTGACTAAATTTTTCCACTCTGTCGTAAGCTTCTTCGTGCCCTCTTTGTACTTAGTAGTAGTCGACAGCAACTCCCTCAAAACCGCGATTGTATTTTTTAATTCTCTAGGGGTTTTACCATACTGCTCATTTAGTACTCTGGCGCTTTTTTCCAACTTGTTACCAATGCTGGACATGTTCTGCATCTCTGCAGCTACAGCCTTACCCCCTTCTAGCTTGATCCCGATAACCTTGTTCTTATCTCCGAACTGTTTATCTAAAGAGGCGCTAGCATCCTTGACCCCGTTCTCAAAGGCGTCAAAGAAAGTATTGATCGAGCTGATCGCGGCAGAGTTATCTACATTGAGGTCAAATACTAATTGCTGAGACACGGCGACACCAAAGCTGCCAATAGGTTTCCATCAAAAAAGGGCCCTGCTAAGGCCCTGAGTGGTTTTTGCCGTAAGCTTCGGGGTTACGGTCTTAGATGATTGATTCGATGGTAGCAGTTGCGATACCATTGCTGTCTGTCATGCTGACAGTAGCTCCGACTTTATAGCCAGAGCCGGGACTTGTTACAGTCACAACTCCAACCACATTTCCTCCGCTATCGGTCTCGATTGTCCCAGTTGCTCCAACGCCGTAAGTGCCGTCGATAGTAACAGGAAGAGCCGTTTCATCGGGAGGGAACCCAGACCCAGTAGCGGGTCCGAGTGTTCCGAGGCCTCCAGTCAGCTAAGTCTGAAGAGTCAGGTGGTAAGGACCGTAACCGGTCAAAGTGCATTCCCAGGAAACAATACTGGTCACTTCATTTGACTCGGTGTAGCCGGTCAAAGTGCCGTAGCCGGTGATGGTTTCATTCGTTCCAGTAGGGCCGACACGCCTAAATGCGACACGCAATCCGTCAGCCACGGTGCTCTGCTCAGTCAGGCGAAGGACCTTGTAACCTGAGTCGCCGAAATCAGCGATACCGGAAAGCGAGATGCTGAAGCTCTTAGTGGTGGCAACAGACTGGTTGAAGCCGGAAGTCTCGTCGTCGTAAGTATAAATATCTTCGGAACCGGTGTCGGTCTCGAGAGAGGCGTTAGTCAGGCCAGCAAGGCGAATAGGAGCATCCGTTCCGTCCATGGCGTACGCTGTAGAGTCAATCGTGAAGATGCCCTCAGAGTAGCTCACAGGAGCAGAAGTAACTGGGTTTACCCCGGTGATTACCGGAGGAGAGTTAAAATCAGTGATGAGAACGTTCTGAACGGGAACAATCTCAAAATCATAGCCAAATGCGGCTGAGAAGTTTGCCATAGTAGAATCGGGTGAACCCGTATGAAGGTACTTCGGACCTTCTCGGCCCGTCTATTCTATAATGCCAAAGGGGTGATTCTAGGCTGCCAACACAGGCATGTCAGATTTAATAAGAATTTTTGTCTGGACAAGCGAGCCCAGGCCATCAGACACTGCGACTGTTTGAATGGAGGAAGATCCTAGAAACCGTCGGCAAGCCAGTTCAGTAGCTCTCTGCATGTCTGCGCCTTTCGCCGGCTCCCATACCACCAGAAACACGCTCCACAATACGCTAGTTCTGGCAGCGTCGCTCGTCAGATATTCGTATTTGGTGACGTCTCCGACGTCGTGGATTATGCACTCTACTCCGACGGTTCTCTTAAGTGAAGGAAGATCCGAGCCAGGGGACATGACAGAAATGGCTGGGTATGACTGCCCTGACTTGAACTCGTACTCACCTATAACGGACATGAATTCTGTATCAGTTGACAGCGTTTCATAGATCACTTGCGCTGTTGTGGGAAATTGTTGCGCCATACCAATCCTGCTGTCGTTTCTAGTGTTCCAGCCTCGGTAAACTGAAGGCAACGACAACCACGGAGGCCCTAATGCCGATGAACAGATTTCTACTCTGTGGTGCTGTCTTCATAACAATCTGAGATGCACCAATCCCAGGATTACCTCCCCGTTTACGAGAGGATTTCAGATTACCTTTATCACATGTCAGCTCTGACACGCCGAGAAGCTCGCCACCAATGGCGTACTGCAATCAAAGACTGCTGGGACAACCGCTGTGCCTACTGTGGCGCAACTCCTATCGTAGACGAGTCCTTAACGGACCTAACTATTGACCACGTCCGCCCCAAATCAAACGGGGGAGAAGACCGTACGACAAATTGCATTCCGGCTTGCCAGCGATGCAACCAGGACAAGTCTAGCCAGGAGTGGCTGGCCTGGTTCCGTATGCAGCCTTTCTACACCATTGAGTCAGAATGGCGGATCCAACAGTGGCTGAAGGGAGGTATTAACGGTTTCAGTTCGTACTCTGAAGAAGATTCTAAAATCGTAGACGAGTACGCTAGCAGGGTCATGGGGAGCTGGCCCTTTAGCTGAGGGTTACACCTTCTTGCGCTATTAATTTTGTTCCAACGTGGGGTATACTCAATCTTACTGTATTACCCTTGTCGTCATGGAACACGCGCGACTGCTCAGAGGCGCTTTCCTGGGCCAGCAGAAGGCCTTCGTAAGAGTTGCGACCCACTTTCTCTGGATGCAGCAATACCGCGTCCTCGCAGATCAAGGCGCAAATTTCAGGCTCGTACCCAGCATTTGCTGAAATCGACAGATCTCTGTAGCAGAACAGAGCCCAAGGAGGTAAACGCTTGTCGTGAATGAGCTTAACATAAGCGGATCCGTAGATATAATCAGGACGATCGCCCTCGCTAACTGGCTTGTAGAAGCAGAAATCCGTATACACAGGGGCTTTCCCTTTCTTCGGATCCCTGCCCTGAGAGGCTAGAAGAGTCGTATTGAGCGCGATGGGCCGCTCTGCGTCGTGAAGAGCACCCTGACGAGCCTCTGCGCCCTTTGTGACGGCCAGGAGGACGTACTGATAGGGCAGGTTCGGGTACCGCTCAAAGCCGAAGTCTGGATCACCAGGGAAGTAGCTCTTCAGTTTCCAGTAGTACTCGTCGAACGGTATCGCGTCAGGCTGCCCGATTACTTTTTTGAAGCAGTTTCCTTTTGCTCCGCTCCGGCGCTAAGAGCCTCGATAGAGCGAGCGTCCTCGTCGACATAAAGTCGGTGAAGCCCCTGCAGCATATCAGGATGAAGCTCCATCGATTGCTCAACTGTCCAGCTAGGGTCGATCCGGCAAATAATTAAGGCGGTTGCCGCGATGATTCGAATTTTGTCCTCCTGAGAGCGAGCTGCGCCAGAGGCAGTCGCAATCTCGACAGCGTATTTCTCTAACAATAGAGCGTTACCCTCTGGGTCCTGCAATGCGTCGAAGATGTCTGAGATGGACCTATTCTCCGCCCTGGCAATTTCCTTAACAGCGGAGATCAACTCACCCTGGTCCGACAGGTCTTGAGTTGCCTGGTCAACCATAGTTTTTTCCGCAACCGAAAGGTATCCTTGGCGACGAATTTCAATAATACCTGAATCCTCTGTGCCCACCCTTTCAATAATTGGCTCTAAACGAGGCTGAACGACGAAAGGAAGTCCTTTGTTCTTGCGGGCCATGTCTGTCTGTAAGCTGCGCTAGTGTACCTATCCCTCTTCCCAGGCGTGAGAGATAGCCCCTTCCATAATGGTCGAAGTATCAAGGAAGCTGATACCTGCAGTATTACCCTCGATCACTGCCTCTACCCACGGGCGGCCTGGGATATACACTTTCTGACGGGTGGGGTCGCCGTAGGGAACGATATAGCCGCCATAATGGATGAGGTGGGCATAAGGTGCCTTGTAAGCGATTGAGAAGATCGATTTTGTCTTCAAATACTTCGTTACAACCTTTGCACTACCTCTAAGTCTCCCCGAGTCAACAATGTCTCTAGTCCCACCAGCCGTAGTGCCGTTCTTCCGTAACGTTGTACGAGGCCAGCTCCAAACACTGGCTTCAAGGGCCTGGTCCAGCAGTCCGGGCAAGTATGACTCGATTTGCGAGCCTCCTGATTGAATGCCTCTAGTGAGGGTCCTCAGGGCGGCAAGCCTTTCTTTCTTTGTATCAGTCTTTAGACCTACTTTAGGGGTGGAGAACTCTTTTTTAATTTCTAACATTAATTCTGAAGCTCCCCGCCAGTGATTTGCAGTTCAACACCACCAATCTCTTTGTAGATGATCTGATCAATACCTTGGCCCCCGTATCTACCGCTAGATCTTTGAATTTTTGCTGTACTCATGACAGGATCCTGACCAAACCTGAAGAAACATTCAACTCCAGTCGCTAGCCAGGTGTATTGAGTGGTTACCTGTGCAAAGCTGAGCGCGGACTCGTCAGAGGCCTCAAGGTCCCAGTCGGACGGTACAGAGGTAAAATCTAATGCGTAGCCGCGGTAATAGAACTGATCGCCAGAAGCTCCTGGCATCATCTCTCCGTCCAACTGCGAAGGGATCGGAATCATCTTAGAACCCGAAGACACGCCGTTATACTGCTGTCTGTTGATGAACAGACGCACAAGGTATGAATCCCCTTCAGCCTCTACCCAGCGGCCATCAACGAGGCTTACAGCACCCTGTGAGGGCACTAGCAGTCTTCCGTTCTGATACGGTAGCAAGGGGGAAGTACTGGCCATGCCTCTTTTTCAATCCCCCTAGTGTTCCATCGCGTAGCCCGCGATGTTTTTACAGCTTAACTCGGGCCTTCGCCCTCGCTACGCTCTTCGATAACAAGTTCCAAGGACATAGCGAATAAGCCCATCTTAAGTCGATAAAGCGTTTCCTGCTCTTCTGCGGGTCTTGCTGGGGACCCTGGCCACATTCGAATGGCTTCATTTACTGCATAAAGAAGGGCCCTAACATCGTCGGGGCCCAGGTGGAAGTCAAATTCTTCCATTTATTTACGGCATTTACTGCAAGATTCGATTTCACCGCTTAAATGCTTAGCGTATGCAGCATTCATGGGACGAAATGCCTGGCATCCTTTGCACCAAACGTCGACGACTTCCATTTCACTGATGGCAGCCATCATTTCATTGACTTCAGGGGTGTTTTCCGGGTGACCAGACATAATAACTTGTAAGAAAGTTGCCTTTATGATACCATCAAGAGCGAATTAGGCCAGAATGGCCTGCATAACCACCTGTTCCGGGCAGTACACTACCTAAGCAGGAGCAGAAAGCAAAATAACGTGCAATTTCAGCCCGAACGTTAGCTTTTTCCTGTGTGGTACCTGCTACACCGTTACCGGTTACTTCCCATTCAAGGACGTCTGCTTTTACCAGCACTTTACCTTCGGTATCACCTAAATTCTGTGTAGATTCGGCTGCATCTGCTGCATCATACTCGTCCAGCAGTGCCCTTACACGCAATACAGCGGCGTCAGACATTGCCTGGAGCTGATTACAGCAATTCTGAGTGCAGTCAAGTGTATAGGTCCCAAAAGGAAGCATTAAGCACTCAATAATGCGTAGATCGTCCCCTTCCACCCAGGAACCTGAAGTATCTAAAGCCATAATCCTGCTATACTGGGACTGAATTAGTGTTCCCATGGTCGCTGCTAAGCCTTATGACGTAAAACTGATCCAGGAATGCCTGGAATTGGACCCCGAGGGGCCTACAGGGGTGCGTTGGAAGGTTGAGCGATACCGAAGATCTGCAGGACTGCCAGCAGGCTGCAAGAACAACACAACGGGGTACTGGCAAGTTAAGTTAAACTATAGAACCTTGCGCCTGCATCGCGTTATCTGGGTACTGGAGCACGGGGAAGATCCTTTTCCTCTTACTGTTGACCATGTAGACCATGACCTGGACAATAACGACGTATCTAACCTAAGACTGGCCACTCAATCGCAGCAAAATAGCAACAGAAGACCTTATAGGCATAATAGACGGCGTCACTAAGCCCGATCCGTTAGAATGAAGGAACCGACCGCGCGACAAATGACAATCAATAGCCTGGCTTTGCTTTTAGCCGTACGATGCCAATCAGAAGACGGAGTTAGACAGCTTTTGGGACGTTTTTATCATTCGATGTCGGCCAAACAGGCTACAACGTTTATGAACCGTACAATCATGCTCCTGGAACCCCGCGAAAGGGACTGGCTGAAGTCCCTGTACTGATCAGCAGAGGTCTCTAGGGTAAATCATACCAGAGACTGGTCGCACAGAGCCGCCTCCACCGCCTCCAGGCGTTGAGATGCTTGTTACGTTGATAGAGCGAACAGCTTGTGAGGCTCCTGAGCTTTCTAGGTCTACTGACTTGATTGCGTCGTCGACAGAAACGGAGGACCCAACGTTTAAGATGGAAGGACTGAGCGAGATCGGAGTGTTAGGCATCAGAAAACAGGTGGTACAGTGCCGACTTCAAGTAGAAACTTTTGATATTGACCGATAGCAATGTAATACTTCCCATCAATAAACATCGAATCCACTAAATTGGCTTGATTTGCTCCTAAAACTGTCGTAGTAGCCATTACTGGATCTAGATAGGACTGTATATCGCCGCCAAAGCTTCTAAAGATAGGGCGATTGTAACCATTGAGGACCCATGTGTAGTCAAGCTTAAAGGGCTGAAGGTTCATGCCTGACGCGCCGGAACTGT